CTCAGCAGACCGGTACAAGAAGGTCTTGCGTCCACCGGAGGGCTTTTCATCTCTACTTCAAGTGAAATGGAGAAAGGATCAAAAGGTTTTATATCTATTTTCAGGCGACCTTCGGGCCGCAACTGACCTACTAAGCAAGGAGCTAGTAGATGAAATCAGTGCTGATTTAGATATATCACCTTATGCTTTTTACAACAAGACCCTTGACTGTGATGGGTTCCATGATGTTAAATCAGGAACCTGTCTCGGTCTCGGAGGATCATGGCCTTTATTATCACTTATTCACTTCTATGTTTGTAGGAAGATCGGTTTACCCCGATCCTCCTATGTTATAAAAGGTGATGATATAATAGGCTGTTGGACAAAAGCACAAATACTTTCTTATGAGGCATACATAACACGACTTAGTGGTATGGAGCTTCAATATAAGAAGTGTTTTATTGCCCCCACTCGCGGCATCTTCTGTGAAAAAGTGTTCAACCGTGTTAAAGTTGAAACACGTGTTTCTTTCGCATTAGATGAAGTAGTGGAAGAAGTTTTTCTTCAACAGGACCAGGATATAATTCCTTTAGCCGGTTTGAGTAAGGATTTAACCTTCAACTCTCACCTAGGAGCTATAGAAATAATCTCAGCTGTTGAATCTTTAGGACGCTTAAAGACATCTCGGAAAAGAATCCGCTCTGCCCAGTTAAGTGTTCCCTTGATTGAAAAACTTGGTGGTTTGTACCCACAATTGCTCCACCTCCCCGTGAAGTACGGGGGCCTTGGTGTTCGACCTGTACGACAATACAAATATACTAGGTATATTGCAGCGTATGTACGAGCCGTTCACAATTGTGTGGTAGATGTTCCTCCCCTGGTTGCAAAGAATAATTCTTTACAAACAAAGGTTTCGAAACTAGTTTCGAAAATCTTACCGGTGAAAACTTACTTGAGCCCCAAAATGGACCCAGTTTTCGAGCGGAAAGCTACCTCAGCTCTTGAGAGTGAGGTGGCCTCTTTACGCACTTCTGTCTCCGTTATAGTTGGAGACTCAGGTGGTCGCTTTACCGATTTGAAATTTCGAGACTTGCGGAGACGCCTTTGTAAAATTCATAGAATTTCAAAAGATTGCTCCCAAGTGGAACTCCCGACCTTAACTTACACTAAGTTGATGTCGCTTCAGAACAGATTATGTTTGAAGCGAGCTATTCCCTTAGCAAAGCCGGGGTTGAAGACAAGAGCTAGAAGTCCTTAACAGCTTTTGATTCCCTTACGAG